TTCCTGCCTTATATATAGTAAGGGGTTTTAATAGGAAAAGCCCTGAGCTGCTACGGTATGGCCTCTAGCGAGGCCCCTAGGCCGAGTACTAACTTACCCCTCAGTTCGCTGTGGCTCCTTCGGGCGTCAAGCCCGATCTGCCCAGTACTTTTAGTGGGGATTAGTGTATCTAAAAGATACACGTCCAAACAAAGATTCAGAATACTAGGAACCTAGTAGTTCTAAACTTTGTTGGTAGGTCTATCTACTGGTAGATAAAACCCTCCTCGCCTAGTAACAAAACGAACCGATTCCGGCCGGTCCCCAATAAATTTTAGGAGATCACGTGGCTGACAATAGTGCCGACATCGCCAAGAGAATCATCCTTGGTTGTGTAGCTGAAGGTATGACCATTGAGGCAGCTTGTGCCTCCGCCGGCAAATCCATTAAGACTTACGAGTACTACCGCAGAACCGATAAGGTCTTTACAGACAAGGTTGACCGAACACGCCTAGGGCTGAAGGACAAGAGCTTTGCAGCATCCGATGTTCACGATCTGACCTTTGCCGAGTTCCGCCAGAAGTACCTACACTCCCGCACCTTTCCACACCAGCAGAACCTGATAGATGTAATCGAAGGCCGCGAACCTGGGTGGTTGCATCCTTCTATGAAGTATGAAAAGGGTCTGGCTAATAACCGTATCCTTTTGAACATCCCGCCAAACCACGCCAAGTCTATGACTGTGACCATTGATTACGTCACTTGGCAGGTGTGTCAGAACCCCAACTTTAGAGTACTCATCGTATCTCAGACGCAACAGTTAGCTGCAGACTTTCTCTACGCCATCAAGCAACGCCTGACTCATCCAAATTATGAAGCACTCCAACAGGCTTACGCTGCTGGCGTAGGGTTTAACTCTAAGTCAGCCTCGTGGCAGGCTACCCGTGTCACCTTTGGTGATGAGCTTCGTGAGTCTAGCGAAAAAGACCCAAACATCGAAGCCGTTGGTATCGGTGGTCAGATCTACGGTAAACGTGCCGATATGATTATTGTAGACGACGCCGTGACATTAAAGAACGCTAACGAGTTTGAGAAACAAATTAGATGGTTAACCCAGGATGTGCGCTCCCGTCTTAACCCTACTGGTAAGTTGATTATCGTAGGTACCCGCGTCACCGCAGTAGACTTATACAAGGAACTACGTTCCGAAGACCGCTACCCTGGTGGCTTGGTCCCTTGGACCTACCTTGCAATGCCAGCTTTACTGACAACAGATGAGAACCCTGACAAGTGGGAGACTCTCTGGCCTGCTAGCGATGCCCCCTTTGATGGGCAGACAGAATCAGATTTAGATGAAGACGGCCTCTATCCTAGATGGAATGGTCGTAACCTCTACAACGAACGCCAAGCTATGGATGCAAGCACTTGGGCTTTAGTTTACCAACAGCAAGACATCTCAGATGATGCCATCTTTGATCCAGTATGTGTGCGAGGTTCTATAGATGGTATGCGCAAAGCAGGTCGCTTGGTTCCTGGTCACCCAGGTCATCCACGTGATGTCAACGGCTTTAGTTTTATTTGTGGTCTTGATCCCGCTATGGTTGGTGATACAGCCGCCATTTGTTACGCTGTTGATCGCACTACACATAAACGCTACATTGTTGATGCTATTAAAATTACTAGGCCAACACCTGCTGCGATCCGTCAGTTAATCTTTGATTGGACTTCCCTGTACTCACCGAGTGAGTGGATAGTAGAAAAGAATGCTTTTCAATCATTCCTTACGCAAGATGAGGGCATCCGCGCAAACCTTGCCTCCAGGGGTGTGTTACTGCGAGAACACCATACAGGTAACAACAAGTGGGACTCCGGTTTCGGTGTTGCTTCTATGTCTACCTTGTTCGGCACAAAACAGTTTGACGGCAAACACCACCGCGACAACCTTATTCACTTACCTAGTGACCAGACTGAAAACATCAAGGCGCTCATTGAGCAATTGATTACGTGGTCACCTAGTACTAAAGGCAAGACCGATATGGTAATGGCTCTGTGGTTCTGTGAAATTAGAGCACGCGAAATGCTCAACCAAGGACTACACAAGACGCACCATATGAAAAATCCTTTTCTATCTCGTTACGAGGTAGGAAAACGAACAGTTATCAACATAGATGAACTGCTCGCAGAAAAAGATCGTACATTCATCTAAGGAGATAACAATGGCACAAATGAAGAAGCCTGTAGTAAAGCCTAAAGTAACACCAAAGGCTCCAGCAAAGACACCAACAAAGATGACTCCACAAGATGCAGCGATGAAGAAACTTCTGGAAAAGAAGTACGGCAAGATCTACGGATAAGGAATTCCATTGTTATCAGTTAAAGAAGTAGACGCTAAGCTAGCACGCTTACGTACTCGCTCATCAGCGCGAGATCAACGTATGCGTGATGTGCTCTCGGTGCGTCAGGGAGATATCTCTAAGGTATACCCTGCAATGTTTTCAGAGGAATACCCAAAGCCTCTGGTTGCAAACTTCATTGACGTCGCAGCACGTGACCTTGCAGAAGCAATGGCACCACTGCCATCCTTTAACTGCTCAGCAACTAATATGGTTTCAGATGCAGCACGCAAAGCTGCAGATACTCGTACTCGTATTGCAAACTTTTATGTAACAAACTCTGACCTACAACTGCAGATGTACACAGCAGCAGACTGGTATAACACCTACGGTCTTGGTATCGGTATGGTTGAGATGGATTTTGAGGACAACAACCCTCGTATCCGTATGCTCAACCCATTCGGTACATACCCAGAGTTAGATCGTTATGGTCGTGTTTTGTCTGTTACTCAGGTCATTGTTACCGATGCAGAGACACTAGCTGGACAGTATCCAGAGTATTACGATTTGATTCTAGGCCGTAACCAGTACGCTCTTTCTTCTCCTTATATCTCAATGGTTAAGTACCACGACAAAGATCAGGACCTGCTTTATATACCAGAGCGTAAGAACCTAGTTCTATCACGCACACCTAACATCTTGAACAAGCCTATGGCATCTGTCATTATGCGTTCTTCTCTTGATGGAGAAGCACGTGGACAGTTTGATGATGTTCTATCAGTACAACTTGCTCGTGCTCGCTTTGCAGTATTGCAGATCCAAGCAGCAGAAAAGTCTATCCAAGCACCTATTGCTATCCCACAAGATGTGCAAGAGTTGGCACTTGGTCCAGATTCAATTATGCGTTCTGCTAACCCACAAGGTATTCGTCGTGTTCCACTAGAACTACCACCTGGAGTCTTTACAGAGTCTGGTGTATTAGAGCGTGAACTACGTCTTGGTGCTCGTTACCCTGAATCTCGTTCAGGTAACATTGACGCATCAGTTGTAACAGGCCGTGGTGTGCAAGCACTACAGGCTGGCTTTGATACACAGATCAAGGCAGCTCAAGCACAGTTTGCTCGTATGTTCCAAGAACTTATCTCAGTATGCTTTGAAGCAGATGAGAAAGTATTTGGTGGTATTCCAAAGACCATCAAGGGAACAGATGATGGAACACCTTACGTTCTTAAGTACACACCATCTCGTGATATCAAGGGTGAATACGGCGTAGATGTACGTTACGGAATTATGTCTGGTATGGATCCAAACCGTGCCATCATTGCTTTACTACAAATGCGTTCAGACAAGCTCGTATCTCGTGACTATGTACGTCGTGAGATTCCAATGGACTTGAATGTAACTCAGGAGGAACAACGTGTTGATATTGAAGAGATGCGCGATTCTTTGCGTGTTGCTGTTGCACAGTATGCTCAGGCAATTCCAGCCCTCGCAGCGCAAGGTCAAGACCCTAGTGAGATTATCTCACGTATCGCAAGTGTTATCCAAGGTCGCCAAAAGGGGCAATCACTAGAGTCAGTAATCGAAAAAGCATTTACACCAGAACCACCTCCAACCCAGCAGATGCCACCAATGGCACCAGGTATGGAGCAACAACTTCCAGCAGCAGGTGTGGCCCCCGCTCCTGCCTCGCAGCAACCTCCACAAGAACAAGCTGGTCAGGCCCCTGCTGCTGGTCAAAAACCCGATATAGCCCAACTACTAGCTGGTATTACCGGCGCAGCATAATCAGAGGAGGTGTAAAATGAACAAAGGATCACGTGCAGCAGCACCTATGTCAAAGCCAACTGAAGGTAAGAAGGATACTTCTAAGCCAGCAGGACCAGGCAAGGTAGTACCATCAATGATGCCAGCAGGACGACGCGGCAACGCAGTAAAAAAAGGATAATAACTTTTAATGGAAGGTGTACTGGGCGATGAAAGATGACAACTATGTTCCTCGCCCAGTGCGCTTTCTTGATTTTGTAGTTGTAGGAATAGGTTTTCTACACAACATTGCTTCATCTGTTGAAACATTAACAGGTGAACTAATGGAGCTATCTATTTACCATTCAAATCATATTACCCAAACCAATAGGGCTTGGGAAGATATGGCAAACGATTTAGAAAAATTAGAGGAGGACCAACAGTGAGTATGTTAAATCCACTGGCAGGACCAGCAGGTCCAGGTAAATTCTCTACACGTACCGATAATTTACAAATGGGTTCTACAGCATATGGTGAAGGCGTTGAGACGCAGGCTATTAAGTCAGGTGCTCCGCTAGCCAAGACTGCTGATGTACGTCCTGCTCGCGCAGGAGATGTACGCGAAGCAGCTACACAGGCACCAATAACAGAATTATATGCACCAACACAACGCCCAAATGAACCAGTTACTTCAGGTATAGATATAGGTCCAGGACCAGGTTCTAATGCGTTAATGATGCAGGGAGCTACTACAAAGAC